GTGCTGAGTACGAAGTGCGTAATGACAGTGTACGTTCGTTTATGAAACGAGAATGTTATCAGAGTGTCACGGATCCACGTATGATTTCTACGATCAATGGTGTTGATAAACGTGAGTACTCTGGATATATGTATGCTTTGTCTGATTTTATTAAGACGTGTCATTGGTACGCATTTGGGAGGAGTCCGGTTGAAGTTGCTGAGCGTGTAGCTGAGATTTGTGTCTCGGCGAAACGCTCAGTAGTAGAAACGGACTTTAGTCGTATGGATGGGCGAGTTGGCCCAGTAGCCAGGGCATTGGAGAAAGCTGTTTGTATGCGTTTATTTCACATGAGTTATCATGATGAGATTGATGACTTGCTTAAGTCTCAGCAAGCCATGAAAGGTAAGACCCGTATGGGAGCCGTTTATGACTCTGGATTTAGTAGGTTGTCGGGTAGTCCTGAAACTTCGTGTTTCAATACCATTTTAAACGCGTTTACTGCTTTTCTGATGTTTCGGGATGTTAAGAATCTCGATACTGGTAGTCGTAATAGCCCCATGGATGCTTGGTGTAAACTAGGTATTTATGGTGGTGATGACGGCTTAACTGCTGATGCCAATCAACCTATCTATTGTATGTCTGCAAGGAAAGTAGGCCAATTGCTAACGTTTAGCATGAAAGAAAGGGGATGTCCAGGGATTAAGTTCTTGGCCAGACAGTACGGGCCCGCTGTTTGGTTTGGTGATTGCAATTCGGTTTGCGATTTTGCCAGGACGTTGTCTAAGTTTCATACTACTGTTACTATGCCAGAAAATGTTAAACCTGTTTCCAAGTTGTTGGATAAGGCTTATGCATTATGGCTTACAGATCGGAGTTCTCCGGTCATTGGGCAGTTTGTGTCTGAGGTTATGCTACATGCTCCTGCTAATTTTACTTTTGTTAATTTGTGCGGGGCTTGGAACGTTACTGAGGATGTTGAATTACAGTATCCCAATGACTATGGAGATTGGATGGATGCTCTTTTTGATGAACAGTTGCCTGCGTTTGATCGTGGTTGTTTCATTGATTGGATGTCATCTCATCCAGATCTGTGTGGTTTGTTAGCACCTCCTACCTTGTCCCCTCCAGTTGAAATGGAGATGAAGGATGGCGAGGTAGTTGTGGATGGAGACATCCATATAAAGGGGCTTTCCGTGGACGGAGCAACCGGATTACAACCGGTACGTGCCGAGCGAGTTAAGATGCGCTCAAGGCAACGTAAAGTTGATAGACCTAGTCGTTTGGGTTGGGCTAGTGAGAAGCCTGAGGGTAAAGCTAAGGCTCCCCTTGTGAAAA